GCAATGTGATAAGCAAGGCTCATGCAGAAAAACGACTTGCCCACGTTTGACGGGCCATACACCACGCTAATTGAGTTTTCCGTGATCCAGTTTTTTATTATATATGTGCTGTCCAGTTGTGGCTTGGCGTTCCACGGGAAAATCACATCGTCCAGCACGTTGCGTGGTTCTAGTTTCTTGCGTGTCGCCTCTGCACCTCTGGCAATCCATACGTCATTCCAATCTAGCCCTTCGCTGTCTGGCAAGACGCACTCTATGCCATGCTCTGCAAATGCCTTTTCGCAGGCTTTGATCCCTGCTGGATCATTGTCACCCGCGACGACAAAGCGCGTTTCAGGTTTAACCTCACGAAGCGCACCCGCAACATCTGCTATGTTTGCAGCGTTTAGGCAATGCACCGCAGGTTTACCCGTGGCTTCGTGTACGCTTGCTGCAGTGGCAAAACCTTCGCAAAGATAAGCAAATTCTTTGATTGGCCCGCCGACGACATGAAAGCAACCTTTGTATTCTAACCCGTAGTTGAATTTCTTTTTCCCGCTTTCGTCTATGAATTGCGTACCGATTACCTTGCCTTGGTTATTGATGATGCGGATGTGTAGATCGCCTTCATCTATGATTGCATCGTGTTGCTTTATGCGCTTTCTGGTTAAATATGGGTGCGGCCCTTCGCTTTCTGGAAGTTTGACCACGTTATCTGCGTCGCTCATGTTCTTACTTTCGTTATAACTTGTCTCGCTTATGATTTCCTTATCTGGATAAACGTGCATTTCGCGCAATATCTGGATTATGCGCTGCCAGTCTTGGCACTGCCTACAATTTACCTTGACCAAGCCTTGATATTCGCTGATCCAAAACCGATCAACCCCGCCGCAATTCGGGCAAGGGCCATGGTGTTCCTTATGGCTTGTTTTCTTTAAACCCAGCGCGGCTATGATTTGCGGCGCAAACTCACTATATGTTGCGTCTGGGTACTTGATCTTACCTACATTCTGTCCTATCATTTCCTCAACAATGCTCCGATTACCTCACTGGATATTGTTTTCTTGTCTCATAGACTGCCCCGCGATTATCCCACGCGGGGCATTTTTTTGCTTAGAAGGGTATTTCGTCCTCTAGCACGTTTTGTTCTGGTGCAGCCTGAGGCGCACTTGGTTTAATTGGCGGCAAGCCAAAGGGATCATCCTCTTGCTTTGTTGCAGTGTAGCCCTCAGTTGCGCTGAAAGGATCGCTTGTGGCTTCCTCTGCAAGCTCTAAGACCTGCACACCGCGCAACCGAAGCCCAACACCAGACACAGCCCCCGTATTATACGCGAATAGCTGCCCCCATACATTGATTTTGCTGCCAGACGTTAGGCGAAAGTCAGGTGGCAAAGTGTTGCGGTTTGCGTCCTTTTGCAACGGTGGCTTTGTCGCCTCGCCATTGTAAGCACCCTTGAGCTTGGCTTTGCCTTGCGGCTGTCCGTCCTCTAGCTCTTTATATGGGTAATACATGGGCTTGGGCTTCCACTTGCGCTTCGTGTCTGCCTTTGCAGTTTCTTCGTAAATCTCATCGCATTTCTTCAGAAATTCCGTGGCATCTTCATTGCTCATATTGAATGAAATTTCATACGCTGCCCCATCTTCTTCGGGTCTGCATGGCACAGTTTTGTTTTCCATGTTGTCGAAACGATAGGTTTGATTAATGCGCGGATATTGCGCGGTTACGTTCTCGAATAGAACTTGGTTTGGTGATAGCATTTTCATGTCTTGTCTCCTTCACTTAAAATGCTTCTATTTGATCTTCCATCCATGCAGGAAGAAAGACTTGATTTACGTCAGGCCAATCTGTCGTAAATTCCCCTGTTCGCATAGCATTGCCGATCTTTTCCAATGTGGCAAGCATGCGTTTGTGTGCGTGCGCTAAATGCAGTTCGCTTAGCTCATGCACAGTTGTGACATACGGTGCATTCTTTTCTACCGCTATGAGATACATAGTTTTGCAGGGTAGTCCCGCTTCCCACATAGTGTGCAGGTAGAAAGCTATTTGCACGTCATAGTTATACCGCCGAATTTCTTTGTGAAATGCCTCTGGCGATGCGTCCTGCGTGGTTTTTACGTCGATAATGTAAGGCTCATCCCTTTTCTTTTGCGGCATGATTAGCCCATCTGGGCGCACCTTTATATCAACACCAGTCTTGCTGCAGGTTGTGAAGATGCTGGCCTCTGCGACGAATGCATCAGAATACACAGTTTCCTTTAGGAAATCGCAATGCGTAAATGCGTTTGTTGCCATAGCCATGCAAGTGTCAAAGTCTTTTTCGGTCAGCAACACTTTGCCGTCCTTCTCAGCTTTCGCCTTGGCATCCTTCCATTTGCTGCCCCGACGATCCTCTGGGCCGCGCACAACTAAATCCTTTTCAGGCTCTAGGATGAGCGCATGCACAGCTTTACCTATGTCAAAGGCTTGGCTTTCTTTACGCTCTTGACCTGCCCAATGCAGCAGGGATTTGCTCAGGACAGTCTTTACGTCACTGCTAGAGATGTGCGGATGTATCTCTTTATCGTGATACTCATAGTCTGGCAGGTTGTATTCAATTTGTGTCATGGGTATTCTTCGCTTTTTGTGATTTTTAGTAAGATGTGGTCATCGGTGTCCTCAACCACTCTTATCTCTGTGGGCTTACACAGGTCACTAGGTGCTGAAATATCCACAAGCCACATCGGAACGTGGCGTTCAATGCTTAACCCCATTCCCCCTGACTGCAAAACAAACTCGTACTTATCTGTACTACCTTCAATCGGCTGCAGGTAAACTGCGGTGTCCGCCACGGCCTCAAGCATCCCCAAGTGTACAGCATAATCAAGGTTAGCTTCTTCGCGTTTGCTGTCTGTTAGCAAAGCCCAATCGCGTTCATCTGATGGTATCTTATCAGCGATACCAGATAAAACATGCCATGCATCATCGTGATAGTTAAAAGTGTGAAAGTCTGCTCCTAAAAGTGCTGTGTGTTGATACGAGCGTTTACCATCGCCCCTTACTTGATGTTTAATGCTTGTCTGTTCCATGATATTTCCTCACTATTCTCGCTAGTCTCTTTGCCGTGTCGTAAAGCCCAAAAATGTGTGTCGCAGCTTCTTTGTTCCAATACGTATCCGCTGCGTGCCAAACACCGTCAGAAACTTCTTGGCTGTCCTCAAAAATACGCAGGCTCTCCAAGACTTTTATTTCCTCATCTCTAGTCATAACCGCTTCATCTCCTTTATCTGGAAGAACCCATCGTATTGCGGGTAATCCTTCATGAACTTACGTGAATACAAAGCGATGTAATCGTTGCTGATCTTATAATCGTCGTTCACTGTTTCGATCTGAGTTTCCCAGCGAATGCGATTTGCAATCATCCATGCAGATAGCCGCTTGTGGCCCTTACCTGCGGCTTGGAAGGTGAACTTTTTAAATAGTTCGTAAACCTCTGGGTTCTTCTCATTAAAGTCGTTGAAACGATTAAGAAGTGTTGTCTCTTTCTTTAGTGCCATCCCAATTCTCCCTTGCGATGTAGATGAACGCATCCCAATCCATGCGTACTTTTTCTTCGTGATGTGCTCCGTCACCCATTAGATATTCTAGGCGCATGACTACCGTGATGGGCTGGCGGTCATACTTATAGACAAGCACAGGTTCCTTTCCTGCAGCATTGGCGGCTCTTTCGACTTGCGCCCACCACTCTGGGCGATACGTGAAATGCTTTCCACCATAGCGTTTGCATTCGATAACATAGGGCCAGCTTTCATCGTCCGTTATTATGTCCCCATGATCTGCTGCACGGTACTGCTCAATGTCGCGCTTTGCGTTCAGCCCCAGATCAGCAAACAGCATGTTTGCGATGCTTCGCTCAAACGTTGCGCCTTTGTTACGCCCGTTGACCATCTAGCTGCGCTTCCAAATGTTTCGCGTAATGCATGATTGCATCCTCTACAAATTCGCTGCGGCTAGGCGTTCTACGGTGCGAGGTGCTGTACGGCTCCTCTATACGCAGTCGATCAATCGTTTGATCCGCATGTACACTTAAATGCAGCATGCAAGGTTTCGTTTCTTTATTCATTTTCGCCTCTCAAAAAATTGTTGACACCCTGTTTCTACCTTGATACCAATTAGATGTCAATGAGGGATTGACTAAATATTTAACAAGGAAGGAAACAATGGAAAAACATCATAAATACGTGGATGCGCACCTGCGTGCGTCTAGTGCAGCGGAGAACATACGCCG